AAAGTCCCAGTTATCATCATTAAGTTACCCATTGTGTGTGGTCTGTTGTCTATTGTGCTTGTAAATGCCATTTATTTCATTCCTCCTGTGTTTGTTCCTCAACTATTTCATCGACGGCTTCCTCAACCTCGGATGGCACATCGGGTACGGGTGCAGGTGGGTTGAGGACCACATCGACCATCTCCAATAGTTTGGATTTGGTTCTGTATCCTCCACCCACGCTGCTTCCGTTGTCCTCTAGCCATTCTACGATTTTGGCTTTGGTCCAACCCATGTCGGGTATGCCGTCGCTGCCTGCGTCAAGATGAACTCCTTCGTCTCCCTCAATCAGATATACCATGTCACTGATTTTCCTACGGTGTGCATTGAGCCACTCTTGGGTGACTTCCCTGCGGTCCCCACGCTTGAAGGAGGGGACAGTACGGTCAGGGCTCCTCCTCTCATAGAAGGGTCCTTTGTAGGTTAGGTAGGGCACGAAAGGTCACCTCAGTTGTACATCACCAGCACGTTGTGCTTCTGGGCGGTTGCTCCAGTGACAGTCACTTCTAGACCAGAGAAAGCCACTTTGTTAGCGGCGGCTGTTCCATCTTGCTGTGAGGACATAACCATCAATACTGATGATATACCACCTGCTAGTGTTACTGCGGCTGAACCGCTTGCGGTAGTTACCTCTAGTAGAGCCATCTTTGGTGCTGGGTCGTATCCGTTTGCTCCATCCGAGTTGGATGCGTTGAACGTACCGGGACCCCCACCGGGGTACGATACGTCTGCTGCACCGTCTAGGTATTCTGTTGTGTCCATTGACCCTGCCCTGAGTTCCCATGCTCCCAAGACTGTCACTGCTGCGCTTCCTGCTGCTGTTGCTGTTAGTTCTGTTGCCATATCTTTTTCACCTCTTAATTATCTCCACTTGCAACCTCACTTTAGGTTGCGAATACTCCCTTGTGCTCCGAAGAAAGTGGTCCATACCTCACCCATGGTTCGGTAGAGCCCCTCTTGGCCCAATCTGTTGATGGCGAACGGGTCGCCGGTCTCGATACCGCTCTCGAAGTACTGCGTTGGTATAGCAGTGCTGAAGTAGAGATAGTCGGTGTCTAGGTAGTAAATCTTGGATAGGTTTCCATCGTCTGGCATGTCCTTGGTTGGGATGATTGGCACACCGTTGTAGGTCGCTACGATGAATCCGGCTTCCATACCGGGTACACCCTTCACGCCGTTGTAGGTTGGTGTGACTCTCTTCTCCTCCATGAACCTCTGCTGGGACTGTAGCAGTTGCTGTAGTCTCATCAGAGTGTCGTATCCAGTTAGCATGACCTTGGGGTTGCCACCGCGCTCCCAGATTTGCTGGAACAATGTGTCCAGTTGGTCTAGGGACAGTGTCCTGTCGGTTCCGCCGGAGCCGACGTTGGTCTCTGCGTCTGACCATGAGTTAGCGGACCTGCTTATCGAGTAGATATCTAGGTCGGCAGCGACGTCCACCCAGTTGGTGTCCTGTCCCATGGTTGCGTGTGCTGCGGTGATTCGGTCCAAGGACTCGAAGTTGTTGTTTGCTTTGTCGTCAACATCGTCAAGAAGCATCTTGTTGACCATCTCAGCGTGGTGCTTGCCCATCTCTTCCTTGAGGACTGCTCGGATGTCTCCCAATCCGTCGTCCCTGTCTGCTAGGAAGATAGCCGTCTCGGACATATCGAACGTGTGTGCGATTGTCTTTGGCTTTGCAGCGATGTGCTGGAAGGTTGGCCTCACGGTCTCAGGTAGTGTTGCGTTCTCTGCGACACCACCGTGTATTACACCGGAGTTAGGCTTGTCGGTGATGACTCTCCATCCCGAGCGGTCCCAAGGCCTCTTTGGTAGTATGCTGAATGCGTTGAACTCTTGGTTCAACTGCGACCAGACCTTGCGCCCGTAGATTGCTTGGTAGGTACCAGCAGTCGTGGACAGCATAGGGCTGTCAGCCTTGAGCAACTCGCTACCTGAGTAGGAGTATCCCATTGCGTTTCCGGCGCCGTAGTAGTAGCGCTCCATGTCTGTTATTGTTCGTACGTAGTCTCTTGCCATATTTTTTCACCTCACTCCGGGTTGAAGGCCCTCGTTGCCAAGTTGTGTACCTCACTCCATGACATTCTCGCCAAGTCTTCTGTCGAAGGAACGCTAACTGATGGTACATCCGATTTTGCAATCATCTCACCGACTGCTGGTGCAGTGGTTGCCGTGTCAATCCTCTCAGCAAGTGCCTCGATGGACTTCTGTATGTCTGCTAGAGGGCCACGAGCATCGTATGCTGCTGCCTCAGCCTTTGCAATCTCCTCTTCGCGCTCTTGCGCGTATCGGGTAGCGAAGTGCTTCTCTAGGTTTGCTCTGTAGTCCTGCTCTGCTGCTGCGGCTTTGTAGACCTCGTATGCGGCTTCTACATCTGACTCACTGACTAGTGATGGGTCCAAGAAGTCGGATTTCTTCACGTCTTTCTTGCCACCGCTTCCAGTTGTTCTGGCTATAGCGTTAGTGGAAGGAGAGCCGTTTTCTGTTGCTCGGCCTTTCACTTGACCGCCGAAGCGCGTGTCGTAGTCGGACAGTTCCTCTGGTGTGGAACCCAAGTTTGCTTTGGCGACATCATCGAAGTGGGCTCGTGCCGCATCGATATCGACTCCACCGCTCTTCAGGGTGTCTTCCATCCAGTTAAGGTAGTCCGAGGTGATGACGTCCGAGAATTCATCAGATTTCTTGGCGTCGTCTCCTTTGCCGTACATCATCTTCTCTTTGTCGTCCTCTTTCTTGTCCTTGTCCATCATGGCTTTTTCTTTGTCGTCTTTGTCACCATCATCTTTCTTGTCTTCCATGTGTTCTTTCAGTCCTTCGGGTACGGAGCCCTTCTCCATGGAGTCGAGTCTACCTTCTAGACGAGAGAGCACGTCGCTCATCTGTTTCATCATGTCATCGTTTTCTTCTGTCATTTTTTCACCTTTGTCTTCTTTCAGTATGCTAAATGTTGCTTCTGGGTTTATTCCTTTTTCACAGATAGTGATTTCGTGTAGTTCAAGTTTGCTGATTTCTTGGTAATCTCCCCTCTTTGGGTCTGATTTCCTCATTCGCTTGAATGCTTGGCCTCCGATGCTGAATCCCCTTAGACTTCCCTTGCGTATTTCCGCTGAGACTTCCTTGGCCTTCTCGATGTCATTTCGTAATTGAACCACTACAAACATCCCGACATCGTCGACTTCGCTTTTCCATAACCTCCCTTCGCTATCCGTGTAATTTGGAACAACTTCTCCTACCTGAATGTTTGAGTGCGCTAGTTGGACGTTTCTGTATTTCGGGTCTTCCATGAACTTACGAAATGCGTCCTTCAATGCCCCCCTTGTGATTATATCGCCCTGCTTGTCAACCAACTCGACACTGGCGTATCCAGCGACAATGAGGTCATTACCACCCTTGAGAAGGTTGATTGACTCACTGTTACGGAAGAGTTGCTCACTTAGGACCACTGACCCACGTTTGGTCTGTCATACTACTTATACCGCTCGCAGGTCAAACGACAAGGTTCTATTCCTCGATTTCAGCATAGGATTCTTCCTTTTTATTCTTCTTTCGAGGTTTTTTGGGATAGTCAGAGGGCTTCTCAGGGTCCTCCTCAGGCCTTTCCTTCATGTCCCAGTCAGGAACGGCGTGTTCTGACGTGAGCGATGTCGGTCCCCTCGGGCTGGCTATATCTGAGCCCACGTCTATGCCAAGCGCCCTACCACCGCTCATCGGATAGTGCTCCTTCTCAAGTTTGTCGAGTATTCTCTCCATGGTGAGCAAAGCCTTCAACGTCTCCTTCGGCTTGAGAAGTACGTTCTTGTCTTTCTTCGGTTTAAGGATACCACCGCTCTGATGCTCTATTCTCTTCGCACGTTCATCGGTCATTCCCTCATTGGATTTGTCTTCATCCCAATCAGCCCTGTCTAGTTCCTCTTTCAATAGTTCTTTGAAACCTTGACGCCAATAGGGTTCTAGGCTGTTAGCGAGTCTCAATGAGTAATCTGATTTGGTTATGCTACCTATCGCTGCAATCGGGTTGACTGGCTCATCGTCTAATATCTGATACTTCACCAAGTCCTCTGGTAGATGGATGATGAAATGACCTCTGTCCATTTCCATTGCGAATGGTATGTGGATTTGCTCCTGTGCTTTCGCAAGCAGAACCCACTTTGGATGTCTCTCCTCGCCTTTCATGTAAGTCGACTTGGCATCCCTCAGGAGTAGTTTCTGCCCATCGGCCCCCAAGTCCTTCACTGCCTCCTCGAAGCCAACCTCGTCTGTGACACGTATGGATTCGGGGCTAGGGACATGCACAGGCTCGTGGCTGTCGAACTGCCCCCTGATGAGTTTGACCCTCTCCCTCGTGGTAAGGTCAGTAACGTCCGTGTCGTCATAGAGCATGATGTCGTTGATGTGGAGTTCATCACCCACAATCGTTCCATCTATGACGTAGTCTCTTTGGCAGACCTTCCTGAGTCCAGCCCTCATCTCGTCATCAACACCGACCTTCTCACCATCCTCATCAGTGATGTCTATCCTTCCACTCTTTCTCTTTATCTTCACCCTCTGACCATCGTGGTACTTCGATATCACCCACTCGCCTGTGAATCCTCGTAGTTCCTCCATGTCTTCTATCTCGAATATCCTGTGGAGGGGGTCAATCAATGGTAGTTCCTTGGGTAGTTCGGCTTTCGATAGATTGGATAGGTCGTCGACCTGTGCTAATCCAGTCGTAGGACTCACTTGCATGTGGTTGCTCTGTAGCCCGGAGAGCATGGTGGAGAGATTGGGGTTCGCGTAGAGGGCGTCGGTCCACTCCTGTCCGAACACGTAGTTCAACCAAGGCATGGGAACGCTATTGAGCAGTTGCTCGTTCGGCATGTTGGTACCGACTGTTGGTGTTCCCCTAGTTCCGAACTCGACTCCGATGGTGGGGCTCATGGAGTATCCGAAGTCCATCCTACCTGAGTTGAATATGGGTGTTGCCACATTGCCTGTCATTTCGGACACAGGTCTGATAGGGACATGCATCTTACCATGCATCGGCTTGGTGACAGACCCAGCGCTAGCCTCCTCCAACGGTCCTGATTGTTGTTCGTCGAATGTGTATATGCTGTTCGACAGCGCTTGATGATATGACTTGGTCTTCTGCGAGGATTCCCACAGGGAGCCTTTCTTCCCTGTCTTCTTGGGTGGTAGTGGATGAGAGTGTATGTCCAAACCGTACGTCGTAAGGTCGCCCCTTGACTTGAACGCAGGGTTCGAGAGTTGGGTGAGCGCGTTCATCGCAGCATACTCTGGAAAACTCCTGTTGTGCTCTATTGCACTTTTTCTGTCACGATACGGGGCATCCTCGAAATCACCGATGTGCTCCCTCATAGGTCTGTCTATGTCCTTGAATTGAGAGAAATCCTGCCCAGCGATATCTTGTCCCATTCGGAGTATCTGTCCGAATGTAGCGGCTTTGGTGGGACCGACTAGTTTACCCAGCATCTCCTCGACTTGAGACCTGTGCGCATCATTGTCCGTGTCTGGCATCTCAAGAAGTTTCATGGCCTCATCGACGCTCATGCTCGGGTCCAACTCAATCGCGTTGTCTCTGAGTGTTGTTGCTAGTTCCTTGTGAGGCGACACTCTCCCCCTCTGTTGCATGGTCTGCTCTAGGCTGTCCCTAGTGTCCTCCTTCTCATGGTATCCGAATGTCTCCAAATCATGGTCACCGTCGACCATCAGACCACGACTAGCATCATACGCTAGACGCATTGCATTAGACATGGCCTTCATTGGGTTGCTCGTGTTGAAGGCATCCGGGTCCTTCTCAAGGAACATGGCTAGTAGTTTGTTCTTTGCGTACTCAGCAGCGGCCCTTGAGTCAGCACCCATCTTGTCGCTGAAGTCCTTGCTTTGTTCAGTCCTAGCGGCATCCCTACCCTTGTATGCCAATCTATCCATCCTGTACTTCTCGTCCCTTGCTATGAGGGCCTGTAGGTCGCCCCTTAGTAGACGTATAGCAGCATCCCTCCTCTTGGGCTCTAGCATTCCGCTCTCTACGGCGTCTAGTTGTTGGGTGATGTCGAACATCTCGGATAATATGTCCCTCCTCTCTATCGCATCCAACTCATGACCGAAGGATATCTTCCCACTGTCGTCGATGACCTTCCTAGCATCCCCTAGGAACTGTAGGTAGTTCGAGTGGATGTTCGGCCTTGGTCCTAGTCCGGGGTTTTCATATAGATTCGAGTAGTCATGGACGAAGTCTTGGGACGGGTCAAGCGGGTTGTTATACCTACCTAGGGCCATTGCGAGCCTATGACCCGCTGCACTTCTGTTAAGCACGGAAGAGTCACCCCTTTCTCTGCTCCCAACCGCTGCATATGGGTGATTCTGCTTGAAGTCCGATGAGGTTCTCCTATCGAACTTGACATCTCGGAAGTGACTGTCAGAGGTTGGTAACTTGTCATATATACTACCTGCCAACTCTGGGAAGTGCGTGGACAGTTCGTCGGCGTAGTTGTTATGACTGCTTCTAGCCCTGTCATCTCCCTCTACGTTCCTTTTGGAAACGTCATGCCTTGATAGAATCTGTAGGGCACTCGTTGGAGTCTTCTCCCCCGGTAGGAGCGGTGTGACGTGCAAGCCACCGTAGAGACCAACAGTATCGTCTCTAGGATTCAGGACGCTGGTTATGATATCACCGAGTAGTGAGTCTTTGCCTTCTCCGTACTTATGGTGGTTGTGTATGAAGTCACCATACGTGGCCGGGTCCCTACCTAATCCACCCCTGTCACCAAAGTATTTGTGTGCTAGATGTGAGAGGCCTCTCGTTTTACCATCCATTGTGATGTAATGGTCATTGTGTCCATCTGGTAGGTCTGCGACTCTAGGTGCGTTGAAGCCGGACCTAAGGAATCCGTAGGCGTTCTTGATATCCTTCGACTGCTTACTTAGAGAAACTTTAGAGTCGTACTTTTCTATGGCTTCCCTTGCCTTCTCCTTGGAAATCAAGGGACCCTTGTACATCTCTGATGGTATTGTGGGATGATTTTCCAATTTGTTCAAATCATTGTCGTAGCCAACGAGGCTGAGGAAACCGCTTTTCGTCAACTGTGCCTCGTTTGAGTCAGTTGAGAATTTTTTGAATGCCTCTGCCACTGAGTCAGAGGTTTCCTTATGGGCACCTATCCTATCGTGATGGTACTCGTCATGGGGGAATAAATTGGAAAGTTCGTGAACCTCGTCGGAATCCTCGTCTTCGTTCAAGATGGTGGTCAACTGATTGAGTATGGTATCGTAGAGTGATGCGTCCTCACTGAATGCCACGTCCCGTAGTGCGTTCGCCATGCCCCCTTCTCCTCCATCGAACTTCGAGTCTGATTCTGACTCGATTGTCTTGGGTACGTTCGGCGCTGAGGCTGCATGGCTTCTGCTGAACCAGTGCTTTTCCGCTCCTGAGTTCATCTCTAGGTTTTTCTTCAACCTCGTCATTGGATACTCTAAGCCATCAGACAACTGCAAGAGTTGATGCTCGGAGTTGTCAGTGCCCTTCTCTTCTATGTGCTGAAGTATCTTGGTCCTATCCTCCGGTTTCAAGAAGTACATTCCCTTCATCAGAGTGTCCCAACCCATGGAGTGGCTGTGTTTCATGGGGTAGGGCTCAGCCGCCTCTGGGCCATACTCAGTGACGAAGTCGGATATCTCTTGGTCGCTCATGCCTTCGGTCGGGTCAATGGTCGTGGTAGTAGTGTCCCCTCTGGACATCTTGTCCATCCTGTCCTTGAAGTGCTGCATCTGCATCGCCCTCTCCTTGTCCTCCTCGGAGAGACCTGAGAGTCTCTCCTCTAGAGATGCGAAGTCAGTTGCCCTCTCCTTCTTCCATCTCTCATAGTCATGCATCCTCGTTGTCTCCATGTGGTCATAGGGGCTGTATGCGTTGTTGGAGGTAGGACCTCCGAAGAATGAGTAGAGGGTTCTGTTATCCTCCTTACTGATGCCGTTGAATATCGGGGACATGAGTTTTCTGTGGTGCTCCTCATGAGCATCCTCGACTCTCATGGCTTGCTTGGCGAAAGAGTCCTCCTCAGGGGCATCTTTCATCTTCTCATGAAAGTCGTCCTCCCACCAAGGCGTCTCATCGTGACCGAAGTACTTCTCGAAGAGCATGGACTCATAGGTGGGCCTACCAGTGACTACGTTCTTCATCCTGAGAGGGTGGATGTCCTCATGGAATGGATGATGCGAGGAGTACCCCGACGAGGTGTCAGGCTTGGCACCGGGCCACTTACCATGAGCCATGCCTATGTCATGTCCACCGGTCATCCTGTCCATCCAGACATGCTCTGTTATGTATTGGGGAAGAAGCCTAGACAGATTTCTATTGTAGAATGAGATGTTCTTCCTCTCAGGTGCGGCCCTCTCTTGGTCCCCCTCGGTTCTCTCCAAGTATTCTATCAACTCATTAGGTGACAGTCTCTGCTTCAGTACGTCGGTCGATGCCTTAATGCACAGGTGGTCTTCAGGAGTTACTTTGTAATCGATGTCTGAACGCAGGATGTTCTCGACTGCGAGTAGGTAGTGACCTGCCTCTTCCTCGATGTCTAGGTTCTGAGAGATTGATTTCAGTAGGTCTAGCCTGCTCCTTGCGAGAACCTCTAGGCCATCCTCTCGCACTTAATCACCCTTTCACCCCATTGACGGTGCATACTGCGGACATTCACTTAGGGCCTCCCCATCGTGACCGGGGAGTCTGCATCCTTCGTATGCGTTTGCACCACACCTTCCACAGGGGCTCATCATGGCTGGTGCCTTTCTTACTGCCACATAACCCAATTTCATCCCTCCGTCTGGTGACCGGGGGCAGGGTTGTCATGGGGATTTTGATTCCTGTTCAAAGACACCAAGTTCACACTCGATGAGGATGCGCCCTTGTTGGCGACATCCTCGGACTCCAGCAGGCTGTTGTTCGTGCTGTACTGCTGGTGGTAGGTATTTCCACCAGTCTCAACCATGAATTGAGTGGTCTCTGGTTTGAAATTGAACGTCTGTATCTTGTGCTGCTCGCCTTTCTTCATGTCGGCTTTCATCGACCCACATCCTGCTTTCATGCACATTCCCTTCTCCATGTCCATTTTACCACCACAGGATGGGCATTTGCCACTGCCTTTCTTTTTCTCATCCTCGGGGCCTTTACCATCTGCGGCGAATGCTGGAACTTTCTTGCCCTCATGTTCGACCATGTCCAGTTTCTCTGCCTTCTCAAGTAGGCTTTGGGCTCTCTTTAGCAATTCAAAGGCCTCACCCGAGGCAGGGCTTTCTCTTGGTCTCATCTAGTACATCTCCTTGACTTCTCTGGTCTGTTCTGCCATCTCGTGTATCTCGCTCCACGACATCTTGTGAATATCCTCGTTGGAGTACGAGTCGCTGTTATCGGACTTTAGGAACGATTGAGAGTCGACACCGAGGTCCCCCCTAAGGGGGTCAGTGGTCACATCGTCAGCGAGCGGTGTGCGAACGGAGATGTATCCCGCCTTTCTGAGGAGAGCGGCAGGTGAGTCCACTACTCTCCTCAATGCGGCATTCTCAGCCTTGAGTATCTGGACTTCGCTGTCGATGCTCTCCATCTTTGAGATGAGGGCATTCATCAACCTCTCAGCGCCGCCTTCTTCCATGGCGTTCACTCACCGGGCCCAACGTATCTACCGAATGTGCTTCGGGCTTTCTGCATTCGTGAGTTGGTTCGTGCTGACATGATGGTTCCGGGTAGTTGAGCCGACCTGTTCGCAGGGTCGAAGTTGCTACCAGTCTCGTTGAAGGATGCAGTGGGGACTCCGTTCGCATAGACAGTCAGAGGGTTAGATGCGGTCTCCTCTGACTTTCTAATCTCAAAGACAAGGTCCTCCTCTAGGAATGAACTGAGTTTCTTTATCTCGGATAGATGCATTCTAGCGGCCTCTGGCTCGCCTGCTTCTAAGGCTTTTGCGAAAGCCTCGTTGTGTACGTTCATTTTCCTTGCCATAGGGTGCATCTTGTGTAAGTCCATGGTAATCTCGGACGAGCCGTAGGCGTCAGGACTTTTAATTATGCACCCCGAAACCGTCTCGCATTCATCAAAGCACGGCTATTTTGCTCCTGTTGAGTGGGTTGTGCGCCTCGCTGTTGCACTGACGATATCGGAGAGCCAGAGCCAGCCACGCTTCTTCTCTGAGGAGCAGCAGGTCCTCGTGGGGTTCTGATGCCCATGCCCTCACCGCCGGGTTGCGATGGAGGTCTCATCGACGCCAGCATACCGGGCGGTAGTTGTTGGTTCAGGCCAGTAGCGCCGATTGGTCCTCCCTGTGGTGGGGGCGCTTGACCGGGAGGCATACCCATCGGACCCATTGGTGGCATACCCGGAGGCATACCCGGAGGCATGCCCGGAGGCATCCCCTGTTGCATGGCCTCCTCAGGTGGTAGTTTCCTGTAGGAGAATCTGATGTCCCTGTCTCCCTCCTCCAGTAATTCGGGCTTGTAGCCGAGCATCTGCATCCTCTGAGCGAGGTTGACCTCCATCTCGTCTCTCCTGAGTCTGGTTATCTCGTCCTCCTCCTCGTTCGGGTAGAGTGTAATCTTCCAATCGGTGATGTCCATCTGCTCAAGGAGCCTTGGGAACAGTATCTCGGTGTAGACCTTCTGGCCGAACTCGACGGCCCTGTTGGTGACGAGAATCTGCATACCCTCGTTGCCAAGTCCACCACTCTTGCCACTGTCTATCATGAAGATGCTGCTAACACCATAGAAGGCAGCGATTCTGTTTCTTATCTCATCCCTGACAGCCGTGTACTGCATTTCCTCTAGCGTGTCCATGAACTTGACCCAGTTGACACCACCCCTTCCGGTCTGGCTCTCTATTCCGACCTTGGGGATGTAGTGCGGGTCCCTCTCCATCTTCTCGTCCACTGACTTCCAGAATGACTTCATCGATTCTAGGTTGTCAGTCGTCACGGATATGATGCCCTTTGGTGTTCTTCTCTTCTGATATGCTGTGTACATGTAGTTGTCCATCGCCGTGAGCGTCATGGCTTGGCGCCACATCGTATTCACAGGGCTTCTACCATAGAGTTTGCTCGGTGCGTACTTGCTGATGTGTATGACCTCGCCCTCTAGGTAGTATTGCGTCTTGCCGCTACCAGCCATGTTTGCGTAGTGGGCATCCTGCATGTGGTTGCCGCATACGGTGCACTTCTCCTCCTGTCCGGGGTAGGCAATCTGGTCCCTGTGTATCGGGCAGACCTTGTACCTACCTCCCCTGACTCCCCTCTTGTCGGATATTATCCTCATGAAGATTGGGTCTCCACGAATGACCTCCTTTATCCTGTAGTGCTGTATCTCACCACTGTCGGGGTCGATGAAGTAGTCTTTGACGACGATTAGGAAGGCGTCATCCACTACGTTGAGGTCCTTCTCTATCTCGAAGAGAACTTGTAGGAAGTTCTGCTCCATCTGGTTTTGCCCCTTCAGAAGCCATTTGGCATAGGTGGTCTGGGTGGGGTCCGGCCCTCTCACAGGACCATCGCAGTACTCGCATTGGTCTAGGTCGTAGTGATACTCCTCATCACAGGCATCGCACTTCTTCTGGAATCTCTTCTCCCAGTAGTACCCCCTCCTGAATATCTCCTGCTGAAGTTTGGAGATGACCGTTCTGAGAATGAGGTTCTCATGTGACACTGCATAGAGGGCGGGTATGGTTATGCCTTGAGCGAGAACTGGCTCCTGTATGCCAGTCGTGTAGAGCGGCATCTGTGGTTGTGGGGTCGAACGAATCCTGAATGGACCCCTGATTGCATCGATGAAACGGCCTATTGGACCCCTATCTACATCCTCTGCCATTACAGTTCCTCCTGCCATTTCGCAACGTCGTCGGTGCTCACGCCCCACTCTGCGAGAAGCGTCTGACTCTTTGCCTTATCGTCGCTCCAGTTGGAGTACTTAACTAGTCTTTGGAGTTGTTCCTTTCTCATTGGGTCGTCCTCCTGTATGAAGGCGAGCACCGCTTTGGCCTGTGTGGACTTCATCTTGAGGTGGGGTAGAAGGTGGTTGAGCAACTTGCCGATGTCGTCCTTGGAGTAGAACTGCAATCTGTGTTGGCTTCTCTGGGTGTTCTTGTACACCTTCTGGTCGAGTTGCAGGACACCGCATCCCAAGGTCTTCTGCAACTGCTCGCAATGAGTCCTGCCCCTCGTACCGGTGGCGATGAAACCAGCCCTAGGCTCCCCCCTTCCTGTGATTGAGATGTACCCATCAGCGTCTAGGAACCCAGCCGCATAGGCATATGGGTCCTTGAGAACGAGTCCGTCCTTCTCCATCTTGACGAAAGTGCCTCTTTGAGCACCATTGACGATGTCGACCTCCTCGCCATAGAGTGAGAGCAGTTTGGATAGTTTGTTCGCGGTGAGTCCGGGCATCTTCTGTATGGTATCAGACTCGAACATGGCTCTAGCACTCATGGGGCCGTTGTCCTTCAAGAGTCGGGCACATTTAGTGATTGTCTCTTGTTCCTTGTCGGTAAGTCTGTCCATTTGGGAAAGGGTGCTCTTCCACATTTTTCTCGCATCCTTCCTCAACGTCATGGCGTTGACCCATGCCTTCTTCTCCTCGTCGCCCCAGACCTCCTCATGCTCCTTCAGTATGCTCAAGGCGTTCTCAGCGTCCCTCCACATGATGCATGCTTTGACTAGATTGACCTTACGGGTGTCTGAGAACTTCCTAAGCGACTTGAGCGTCTTGTCGGAGAGGTCGAAGTTCCTTATCTCACCTAGGTAGTCGTTGGCCCAATCCACTGATTTCAGAGTCATCTCGACCTCCATCGCCTTGAGTGTCCTGACGTCTTGGATGAGGGCATCGATGTCGTGCTTGTCCTCCTTGTTGTGCCTTCTGGCCTTCCTTAGTCTGGACACTATTTCAGTGGCGCTGACGCCGAGGTTCTCCTCGAACCATCCATCACCGCTCTTTGAGAATGCGCTCATACCCAAAACGTCCTGTTCTCGTTCCTATCTTCGACGTAAGTCGTGTTATCGTGTTTTCTCTTCATTCAAGGCACCATCCATTTCGGGGTCCTACTCCCTTTGAACCAATCGTCGAAACCCGGCATATAATCATCGAGGAGCATGACTGAGCCTCTGAACTCCTTCGATGCCCAATTTGCTAGGGCTAGGCTCATCGCCAAGTCATCATGCACACCGACGCTCTCCAACTTTCCGTTCTTCTGCAT